CCGACAAAGTTAGTCGAGTAAACGCAGTCACACCATTAATCGAAGGGGGACGAGTTTTTATTCCTGAAAAGGCACAATGGCTAGACGACTTTATGAACGAGATGCAAACATTTCCAAATGGAAAGCATGACGACATTGTAGATGCTTTATCAATGGCTCTCGATGCGTTGGCAAAGATGGGAGGTCAGGCGACACAAATGATTAACTTGCCCATCAATATGAGTAATTCCTTACACGCTTCTTTCGCAAAGCAATCAATAGATAGTTATGGAAAATCTGAACCCTTTAAGGGTTGGGGTGAACTGTAGGACGACAGAACTTTTATTAGAGGTTAAATACAAATCATGGCAAATTATAAGCAAGAAACATCAAGAGATAGTTTAGATATAATATGTGATCTTTCTGATCTCGAAAGACCTCTGATGGCATACGAAGACATTAGTGATATGCTCTCTGACGATCAAGAGAGAAAGATCGTTGATTATGTCAGAGCGTGTTGCAAGATGTCGCATGATCGTATTAGCCGTAGGTATGACCACTGGCGTGATGCTGATAGAGCACACGATGTTTGGGTTCCAGCAGACGCAACAAAGTTCCGAGAGAAAGCTGTGGTCGCTGACACAAGAGCAATAGCTGACACAGTTCTTACATACCTCATGTCTGCCTTGACGGGCAGAAATCCTATGTTCATGTTAGAAGGTCTTAACAGAAAGTCTAAGCAGCCATCATTGATATTAGAGAGGTTGCTTCATCAACACATGCGTAGAACGGCTGGAGAAGCCAAAATAGCACAGATGCTTTTAGACAGCATAAGGTATGGCTTTGCACCTACCAAGGTTGTTTGGAACGCACAGAAGAAAACAAACGAGATGATAAACTACGATCCTCGTAGAGTTTTCCCAGACCCCCGTGTTAATTGGGGCGATTGGGATAGGATGCAGTTTATTGTCTTTACTGACCATATATCCACTAACGCACTTATGGGTATGGATATGTATCCTAAGATTGCAAAGTACCCAGGACTAAGACGCAAAAGAGCAACCAAAGAAAGTTGGGAAGCACACAGGTTCGTAAAAGAAGAAGGCAAGGGATTAAACATAAACCCACAAGACCCATCAGGTGCTGGCAATAGTTTTCACTATTCGATAGATGATAACAGAATTACAGACGAAGCATGGATACGACTTAATGGTTATGAGATTGGTATGCCCCAGCTTGGTCAAGTTTGGTTACTTGCCACGATACTTGATGAAGAAGCTGTCATACGTTTTCAACTTAATCCATACGGCAGACAGTTTCCTGTAGTCATTGGTGGTATTTACCATGACAGTCATAAGACTTATGCACAGTCACTATACGACTTAATGCTACCTCTACATGAAATATCAACATGGTTATTGCGTTCTCGTATAGATAACGTACAGGCTGCACTAAGTAATTTGATATTTGTAGACCCAACCTCCGTTAGTATTCCCGACTTGATAGATAGAAATCCGTGGGGATTAGTTCGTACTTTGCCAGGAACCAAGCCAGGTGATGGTGTGTTTATCGCAGAAGTGCCCGATGTTACCAGAGGTCATTGGAATGACATTAATCAAATGTCAGAACTAAAACAAAGAATTAGTGCTGCGTCAGACATGCAGCAAGGTATGCCGACTTCAGATGGAATACGAAGTGCGACTGAAATCCAACGACTTACACAGCTCGGCTCTCAAAGACTGGGTGTAATCAGTCGTGTTATGTCGGCAACAGCCGTAAGACCTATGGTTCGTATGATGGTTGCCAATCTTCAAGATGCAATAAACATGGAAGGATCACTAAGGATTTCAGCAGATGATAGTCCAGGTAAATTAGCGTCTGTCATTAAGGACGACTACTTAGACTTCGATGCTACAATGTTGCAAGGAGATATAGATTATTTAGTTGTTGACGGAACCTTACCAATTGAACCAACACGAAACGCAGAGACATGGATGAACATCTTACAAGTGATGAGCCAGAGTGGGCTGTCTATGGAATATAAGATGGGCAAGATAGCTGAAGAGGCTGTCCGTTCTATGGGCGTGTCAGACCTAGATCAGTTTAAGATTAGTAAAGAAGAACAAAAGGAAGGTATGTCACCATCTCAAGAAATGGAGATGATGGAGAAAGCTAGAGGAGCTTCAGTCATGCCAGCCGAAAAAATACAGCAAGAAGCACAAAAAGGTAACTTGAAGAGAATGGGAGAGTGAGATGCCAACAGAAACTAAAGCAGCAGAACTAGAACCTAATCTTGCCTTAGATGGTTTATCCAAGCAGTGGATGAAAGCCATAGTCAAAGAAGCTATGGAAGAGGTTGAGTTAAAAACAAAGCTTGCTCCTGTAGTGGTGGAGGGTTGTGCCAACTGTAGTTGTAAAGGCCAAATTGAAGAACTTACTTGGAAGCTAAACTCTTTAAATGCTCGTTACCATGAGGACGACAAGTACGCTTTAACTAAGGCAAAGTTAATAACATTAATGGAAAAGATGGGTATTGAATAAGAAGGGACGACAGCTAATCGTCTTGTTAGTAAATTAAGATCAACTTTATACGGAAACAAAGATGGCATTTACTAGACCAACAGGAGAGCAGATATCGTTTAGGTCGGCAACGACTGGTACGCATGTGCTTGATACATATCTGGAAGCGTGTGAAAAAGGTGGCTTCACCCTATCTGCACTTATGGATAATCTGTATTCATCCTCTGGAGGGTTAAATCCGACAGCCCTTGCCTTTCGTGTAAACCAAACTTCTGGAGCAGAGCCAACACTTCAGGCTAGGTTTGGAAACTTTGTAGACGCTAACGATGGATGGCTAGACACTAACCAGAAGTTCTTTAGACAAAAAGGTGTTTACGCATCTGGTGAAAGCTATGAGCGACTTGATATGGTTCAAAACACTCAAAAAGTTTTGGTCTGCATTACAGCTCATACGTCAGCGTCAACAGTAGATGATAGTAAATGGGTTGAGTTCTTTGATGGAAACGCAATTCTTTCAGAGATAACAACTTTTAGAACAAACTCAGAACCACGCTTAGACTTACTTGAAGAAGATGTCTTGCTTGGTATTAACGTCCTTTGAAGGAGGAAAATAAATGTCCACACAATCTCTAAAAGAGTTAGTTGATGCCATTAAAGTTCAAGGCAAGGTACTAGCTGGTAACACAGGAACGGCAGCAGCCACAAGCCGTGACTTAGTTTATTTATCAACAGCAGTTGAACGACTGTTTGGTGCAGACGCACTATTACAAATGGTAGACACAGCTTCTCGACCAGTCGAGGATGTTGTATGTACTCTTGCCACAGAGCAAGCTCGAACATTAACTGACGAGCAAGTAGCACGAACAGTTGTGAAACTAACCAACACATCTGGTACGCACACAGCTACCGAGTATGTTCTTACAATTCCAAATTCAGGTGTGGCGTTTGTGGTGGACAACAAGCTACCAGTTCCTGTGAAATTAAAGACATCAACTCAGACTGCAAATATACCATCAATCGCAGCCGGAACAACTGGCTGGGTTTACTGTGAAGGCACAGTCGTAAGTCATGTTATTGACACAGCAGTTATTACAGCAGCAATCTCGACTCCGACTACGACTGCTGGCGACATGGTTTATAGAGATGGCTCTCCAGGTGGAACAAAAAATATATCCGTACATGTTCGTAACTATGGTCAAGAAAGTTATTATTATTTAAAGCCAGACAGTTACAGCGACAACAACTTCAGTATTGTGTATGACAAGACACCTAACTTTTCTATGTACCCAGGAGTTTCCTATGTATTTGATGTTTCAGATGCCAGTAACTCTGGTCACATCCTTTCGTTTTCAACAACGTCAGATGGCACACACGCTTCAGGTGCAGCACTAACTAGCTGGGACGCAACATCCACAGTTCATGTGTCACGCTCTGGAACAGAAGGAACTGCAAATGCAACTGTAACAGTCGCAGTCCCAGCAACTCCTAACATCACAACAGTTTATTATTACTCAGGTGGAACAGATAGTTCCACATTTGATACAGTCGGATTAGGTGGTCAGATTAGTATTGTATCCTCAACAGGCGTTGTCCGACTTCCTGTAGGAAATCAGGGTGAGATACTTGGTATAGATACCTGGAGCAAAAAGCCAAAGTGGTTAAAAGCTAAAGAGCAGTGGCATAATAAAGTTGCTTCTGTTGCAAACGACATTACAGGCTTATGGTCAGATGGTAAGTACCGAATGGCTAACATGATTTCAGATGCGACTGCTTTTCCTTATCAGGCAAACGTAGGAACATTTGATGCTGTAAGTTCTTCAAACGGCTCAACTTATCATGGTGGTGGTTTTTTACATTTCAACAATGGTAAAGTTGAGGGGTCATGTTGGGGTTCTGGTTCAGAAGGTGCAAATGGTAGAGGTAATGCCAGCGACAATCCAGTTATGTTCTCCACACCAGGAATACAAGACACAACTTCTGGTCTAGGTGGATTTGGAATAAACGATGATGCTAAAGATATAAACCAAAGTGATTGCATCCAAATTCAAAAAACATACGCAAACACTTTTATGGTTTTTGCCAATGGTGATGTGTATGCCACAGGACATGGAGATGAAGGCCAAAACGGAGATGGTGCAAACGTAGACCGAACTTATTTCAATAAGGTTAACTTCCCGTCTGACGCTGGCCGAGTTCGTTACCTCTGTGCTGGTGGTGCTGGTTCAGAAGCACATGGCTCAATCATTTGTCTTATGGAAGATGGTGATCTTTACTCATGGGGTTATAATGGATACGGCCAATTAGGACTTGGAAACACATCTAACCAAAACACTGCACAAAAAATAACTACGTTTAACAAAAACGTAAAATCAATAGTTGTGTCTGGTGGTCAATACACTCATTGTGCTGCGATTACGACTGACCAAAAATTATACACTTGGGGTCATAACGCTCACGGAGCACTTGGTTCTGGCAACACAACTAATGGACTCTCGCCACAAGAAAGAACCATATCTGGTCAGGTCATTGTAAAAGCAGAAGTGTCTCAAAAGGGCAGTTATAATCAGACTTATGTGATCTGTGCGTCAGGACGAGTGTACTCATGTGGTTACAATGGTTATGGTCAGCTAGGTGTTGGTAACACAACCAACCAAAGCACATTCACTCAAGTGGTTGGTGGTCTTGGAACAGACACAAACAAATATGTTATTGATGTGTTCGCCACTCAAGGTCACTTTGGTAATGTGTTCTTTGTAACAAACGATGGACGACTATGGCACGCTGGAAGAAACTATCGTGGTGAAGCTGGAACTGGAGATACTTCAGTACAACATAACACACCAGTTATTTGTAACGCTCAATTAACTTGGGTATCAAATGTTTCAAGTTCTGCTAACACAGATAGCACCACATACCCATATGGATGTAATATGTTTCTGTCTCACAAGACAGTGGCCGATAGAGCGACAAGAACAAATGGGTTTGTTACCACTTGTGGGTATTCTTCAGCCTCTCTTGGTTGGACTAACTACCAAACAGATAACCCAACGCCAGTGCCAATCATGCTGCCTCAAGGAGTGCAAGGTAACATTACGGCTATTTCAACTTGGGGTTATCACTCATCTTCTACTCAGAATATGTTAGGTGGTGCGTTAGATGCAAATGGAGACTTTTATATTTGGGGTAATTGTACTCAACAATCTCTGGGACACTTCACAACAACAGCAAATTATGTACCCCATAAAGCACATTAAAATAAGGAGAAGAAAATGGCGACAGTTGTATATAGCTCACCAGTAGAAGGTTGGGGAAACCCGACTTGGGATAGTGAGAAAGTAAAACCACTTATGGAGTTTGATGGCAATTACTACTATGCAGTAGATAAAGACTACGGCACTGCTAGTGGTGGCTTTGAAGCAATCATAACCAACGCTACCAAGGTCACTAATAAATATTTGTTAAACGTAGCAATTAATACTTCACCCAAGATCAATGGTGATGCTGATAAGGCTACAGCAATGGGTGTTAGTGATGGTGGTAATGCTTCTGCAATAGCCACCGACAAAGCTACATACGAAGCTGGATAAATAAAAAATGGCTGACCTCACAGATGAACAGCTTGAGGCCATGTTGGAAAGATCAGCAGAGATCGGTGCTCAAAGAGCACTGGCTAAAGTTGGCTTATCTGATGATCTTGATACAGCTAAAGACATACACGACTTACGACAATTAATAGATGGCTGGAGAGATATAAAATCTACAGCGATTAAAGCAATGGTCAGATGGATAGTGTTAGCCTTACTTGGTTGCATATCCATTGGAGTATATATGAGCTTAAATAAATGAATAAAAAAGAAAAGTTTGATGCTCTTGTTGAGTTCAAAAAATCTAGTGCATGGACTGTGCTGGAACAAGAAATGAAGGATGCTATAATTGAAGCAGCCCTTCAACTCACTGAACAAGGTGGGAATATGACTATAGAGGAAATACACTTCAGGCGTGGTGCGATGTGGGCTGCCCAGAAGTTCTTATATTTACCAAGTGTTCTGGTCTCACGACTTGAAAACGACTTGCTGCTGGATGCTGCTAACCAAGGTAAACCTATTACATCAAAACTAAATAGTGACGCTTCGGCTTCAATCTTAAATTAATCTCGCTACGGCTAGAAGGGAATACAAAATGGCAATCGATCCAAACGCAGACAAGGCAATGATGGATGCAGTCGCATCTCAACAACTAGGACAAGCAAACGTAAACGCTGGTGCACCTCCTCCTGGAGCAGTTCCTCCACAAGCAGCACCAACGACACCACCAGTTCAACCAGAAACTCCACCCACTGCACAAGAGAAAGTAATGGAAGTTAACTCTCCTACCACTGAGGGTGACAAGCAATCTATGGAAGCTTACATAGATGTTCCTTTCGGGGAGAATGATGTTAGGCGTATGTCTAATACACAAATTGCTGGCATGGCTACACGATATAAAGACTTAAACCATAAGAACGCAATGAACAAACCATTAGAGCCAGCTATAGCTTTAGTACAACAAATTATGAACCAAGCAAAAGAAAATGGGCATGAGGCAACTGGAGATGACGTAGCTCAGTTCCTACATGCAGCAGCTAATGCTTATGTTAAAAATCCACAGATGGGGGGAAACCATGATAACACTCCTGATCGCCCAGATGGGGGTGACGCTCTGGGAGCCGAAATGGATGCAGAAATCGCAAAGTGGGAAAGCGAGAACGCAGTCACTTTGCCACCAATGTATAGGCAAGGCTTCAAGCTCATCCAGTCGCTCACTTCCGAGAACGCCCAAATGCGAACAGCAATGGAGCAAATGCTCACACAATCACAACAGATAACAGCCGATGCCAGTGGTATGGTTGACGCATCTTCTCAGAAAAGCGATGACGCTGCAAAGATGATGGCTGCAAATAATCTTAACGCTGCACAATCAAAGCATCAATTACCTGATGATGCCGAGGGCGACTTCTTTACGTTTGCCTTTGAGCGTGGGTATGCAATCGAAGACTTTGTAGATGCTGGGCTTGTGGATAAAATTATGACCGACTTTGCTGCCAATAGACAAGGGCCAGAAATGGAACGACTAAGAACTATGGCAAGTCGTAGGGAAGCATTTACAGGTGCTCCTAACGCAAGTCCGACTGGTGGTGGAACTGCTCCATCTCCAGATGCCAACCAAGCTTTTTTTGATGCAGTAACGCAACAGGCAAAAGAAAAGAGGGGAATGGTTTAAGCCATGTATTGTAAATGCAACATGTGTTTCTTCTGTTAGTTTATTTAGGTACAGGAGAAGCACGGAAGCTATCAAGTGGAGACATGTATTTTGCTAGTATCCACCAATGCAATTACTTTGCAAGTCAAGTAACAAAACGATACGGGAACGGGGTAGTAGCAGATAAAGATACAGTCACAGCTTACTGCGTTCCTAAGAAGATCAAACTTGGAAGTCAGGAGGTCTACCGATGATGGCTCTACCAATCTTTGATGCAATTCAGATTGCATTAATTGTGGTCGTAATAATCATCCTTGTAAAAAAATAACAAACAGGGACGACTGCTAACTAAATAATCATAATACTATAGCTGTTGGGACGCTACGGCTTCACAATCCAACACATACTAAGGTCAAAGCATTACGTCTGGAGACAGTAAGCTGAAATCTAAGTAACACTTTGTCTTTAACACTAAGCAACCTATAAGGAGTAATATCATGGCTGCTATTTCAGGACTTCGTGGGACTGGTCAGTTCACTACCGACTTCCGACCTACGAATTATAGAGAGTTATTCACTCTCCTAGAGCCAAATGGTTCTGCACCACTTCAGGCATTGTTATCAATGGCTGGTAGTGAAAGTACGGACGATCCAAAATTTAATCACTTTCGTGATGAGATGCCAGATCGTAAACTACAAGTGAATGGTGCTGTCGCATCTGCTTCAACAACAACTATTACTGTTGATGCGAGCGATGACGAGGCTTTTGTTATTCCAGGAACTATTATTTATAATACAGTTACTGGGGAAGTAATGAGGGCAACTGCTGCTGCCAATACGTCCACTCATGTAATAACAGTGGAACGTAACATCAGTGGTACGACACATCAGATTACTGACAACAGTGCATTAATCATTGCTGGTTTTGCAGATATTGAAGGTGGCACAGCACCAACTGCTGTATCATTTGATCCAACCACAGACTTTAACTTTACGCAGATATTTAAAACTGCTGTTCAAGTTTCTGGTACTTTGCAAAACACCTATCTCCGTACTGGAGACAAGGAGCAAGAGAGCTTAACTAAAGCCCTCAAGATGCACATGAGTGACATTGAAAGAGCAATGTTCTTCGGAAAGCGTCACATTGCAAACGGCTCAACTGCTTCACCAACTCGTTACACTGGTGGTTTGTTATCTCAGATTACAAACATATCAGATGCAGCGTCTGGTTTCGCAGCCTCTAACACAATTACTGAAAAAGAATTTGATCGTCTATTGATCGAAAACATTTTCCAGTATGGTGGTTCAGAGAAAGTTATGTTTGCTGGTGCACGAGTTATCTCTAACCTAATGGAAATTGGTAAGAACAGGTGGCAACCACAACAAGTAGATAACGCATATGGTGTATCGTTCACTCGTTACACAACATACGCTGGTGATCTTCTTGTTCAGATGCACCCAATGTTCCGTCAAGTTCCTAACATGGCGAAGACTGCTGTTATTCTTGATATGAGTGAAATTTCATACAAGTATATGGCTGGTAGAGATACTCAGCTAATGAGAAACATTGAAACTCCAGACTTTGATGGTGTCAAGCACATGTACCAAAGTGAGTGTGGACTTGAGATGCTTCAGTCTAAACCACACTGGGTTATAAAGAACTGGAACGCAGTTTCATAGTAGGGACGATCTACTTCTAAATACCTTGTACTATAAGGCGAGCTTAACGGCTCGCCTTATTTATTTTAGGAGCAACTATGAAAAACCGACAAGAAGTTAGAAATGACGCAGCAAAAGACGCTAAGAGTACAAAGGCTTTTGATGCAGTAAAGAAGGCAACGCCTCAAACAAATAATCCAGTTTACTATGTGACTGCCGATGAAGTTACTCAATGCTGGGATATACAACTTCGTAATGAAGTTATGCACGGCTACTGGGATGAAGAGAGGGAATATTGTATATGGGCAATACCATCTAAACTTGTAGAAGCTATGGAACTTCACGACTTCTTTGTTTCAGGAAGAGTGATTAAATCAAAGGGATAGATTATGGCTACTGTCGCTACACCAAGAACATACTCCAACATCACAGGCAAAACACCTGAGACTGATGAACCAACGCATCTCGATAAAGATGGTGTATCCAAGGAAGCTGGTGCTCAAGACTTACGCCAAGAAATAGATGCGAATACTATAGCTCAAACCAATACGACTTGGAGGGAGCATGAGGAAGTAAAGGAGCAACGTAATCGTTACTCAGCTAACAACCCCCATCTTCAAACCCCATACTCATCACTTGAAACTATAACAATGCAAGCACTAAGACGCTACGGAGATATGCACCCTGGTACTGTCGATGGTGAAGTTATGATGATGTTTATTGAGTTTGCCAATCTCGTGCTGGAAGATTTAAGGGGACACCCTTACTGGGATAACCCAGAGATAGATTACTACTATCACCCATCTGATATCAGAAAAGTTCCTGATAACATTATGGTTGCTGGTATGCTCTATCATTACTCTGTTCAACAACAGTCAAACAAGATCGAAGCTTATGGCCCAATGTACTTCAAGATGATGAATAGAATTTTATACTACAGGAAGTATGGCTCTGGACAAATTACCATGTCTCCTTGGGATAGGAGCGTCAAGCCAACTGGCACACAGACTTATGACGGGAGTAGATAATGTCTACTACTTACGCCCCTTCAGGCGTTAAATACAAAACGTATCCTTACGAAGACTTCCAAGGGATTGATAGTTCTCGTGATAAAGGAGCTTTGGATACTGGTCAAAAGCAACACATGATTGACATCAGTAATGGCTATGCCGACTGGCGTGGTGCAATGGTTCGTGATCCAGGTGCTACTCAAAGAACCGAAGGTGATAAATTAATCACGCATGTGAACTTCTTTGGTCGTGATCTTGCCATATGGTCTCAAGTGGATGGTGGTGGAATGACACTCCAATCAGAAAGACTGCACACGGCAGCAGAAGTCTACCCCAAAAAAGCAGTTGTCACTTCGACTGTGTATAACGATAAGGTTGTCTTCGCTTCACGAGACTATAGCATGTATCAATACGATGGTTTCAAGTGGTCTATAATAGAAGCTTTCTCTGATCCAAGACCTGGGTTTGCTGTATCAATTCAAAGACGACTTGCAATAGCTGGGATGCCGGGTAAGAGAACTGTAATTGATTTCAGTAGAGTTGATAACGAAGCTATATTTACTGATGATGAAGACGCAGTAGCCCAACAAGTTACAAAAGCATCTGACATTGATGTGGGTAATATTATAGGCACGGCTGATGAGATTATGGGACTTGGTGTTTTTGAAAACTCCAGACTTGCTGTGTTCACTAACGACCAAACATTAATTTATAATCTACACCCCGACTACACACAGTGGTCTATTGATGATAAGTCAAACATAAAAGTAGGAACTATTAGTCACAACAGCATCACACAGGCTGGTTCAGACTTATTGTTCTGTAGTAGGGATGGAGTACATTCACTACGAAGAAGTGAAACAAATGGTGTGACTATATACACTATACCAATGTCGAATAAGATAGACTTAACTTATCGTGGATTACTAAAGCAGATAGAAAATAAAGAAGACATATCAGCTTTCTACGATCAAGACGAAGGGCAGTACCATGTGTTCTTTCCTTTATCAGATCAGTTAACAAAAAGACTTACGCTTACACTTAATCCTATCCAGGGTGGTGAAAGCAAGTGGAGCACTGGCGACTTCCTTAACGCCAGATGTGGGACACAGCTAGGTGGAATTACCCTTATGGGAACTCCTGGTGGCGTTTGGGAAAGACGAAAGATCGAAGACGAATTAGATTTTAGTCCAGAGATGGTGGTGACAACCCCAATTTTATGGCAAGGAGCTATCAACGACATTAAGGAAAGTTACTCTTTCATACTCCAAGCAACTGGCAAAGGGGAGCTTCAAGTCGAGGCTTTTGATGAGCGTGGCAGATACTTATCAGCCATTCAGTTCACTATCACAGAGGGTGGTGTGGACGACAACTTCCCTGATGTTCCGTTAAGTAGACAGTATGAAAGAAAATTTGAACATAGATACCGAGGAGTTCAGTTTCGCTTTACAACAAAGGGTAAAGGGTTACTTAAAATTATCGGTTTTGCAGTAAATGTGAGGAGTTAAGAAATGGCGAGACTTAGGCAACAGCATCCTCAGAATTATGTGAACTCTGGAAATATCCACACAGATTTTGAGAACGTAATTCGATACGTCAACTCAGCCGAGCTTGGTGATAAAACACTTGGTGAGCTTATGGGGGTACTCTTCAACGAAGAGGGTGTGTTCCGTGGGCCAGTCGAGATGAGAATTGATGCAAACTCTGGTATACAATACCGAGTTGGTCAGTACACAAGTGCTGAAGATGGTTGGATAACAATCGCAGACATCACAACTTTCAGAGGCACTGCTGGTGCGTCAGTTGGAAATGTCGAGGGGCCATTTTTCTTTAACAGACAAGACGTTGTGGTTGGTGGGCCAGTCGCATCTATTGCTGTAACGGCTGGTGGAACTGGTTATACGGCTGCTCCGACTATAACAATAGCTGCACCAGACGACAGCACAGGTACAACTGCGACTGCGACTGCGACTATTGCGAGTGGAGCAATAACTGCAATTACAATAACGGCTGGTGGAAGTTTGTATTCAACTGTTCCTGTAGTAACTATATCTGGTGGTAATGGCTCTGATGCAACAGCGACTGCAACTCTAGGTGCTGCTGTCAATGTTCTTTCGTATTCATTCGATCCGTCTACAGAAGATATTAATGTTTATAAAAACGGACTTCTTCTTCACGACACACTAAGCACTGGTGCTGCTGCTCAATACACAAAACAATCTTCAGCTAATACAGTTACAGTTAACAACACAAGTCCAGCAGTCGCACTTGGAGATAAGATAACAATATTCTCAATCAGGTCTCAGTCGGTAACAAACTTCCGAAGAGAAGACAAAGCTATATCTGGATCAACCACAGTCGTAGCGTTTGTTCATACAGATGATGAGAAGATACTTGTGTGGCGAAATGGTATTCTACAGGAAGCTGGTGGTAGTGCTGACTATTTATCATCTGCTGCTGCCAACACCCTAACATTCTTAGATAACTCTAATCCTCTAAACACAGGGGATAAGGTAACGATTATGACAGTCGAGAACCAGAGTTTAAAAACTGTGGCTGGACTTATGTTTGAGGATGAGTACACCTCTAACGGGTATATAGACTTTGCAAAGGTTTCAGTTACCGATAACCAAATACCTCAAATCAAAGTGGCTAATCTAGCCAGTGGTCTATCTGGTAAAGCGAACTTAGTCAGTCAATCAACAACTCCTATAACTGCTGTCACAGGCGACTTGCATTTAGACATATCACAGGTTCCAGCCATCTTGAAGTTCTATGATGGTACGCAGTGGCTTGAGACATCACCTGAAAGCTCTCTCCCGACTTTCATACAAACCAACGCTGGTCAGTATGTTAGAGTGAACGGAACGGGAACTGCACTTGAGTATGGTGACATTGACGTATCGGCTCTTGTTCCTAAGACTTATATGGGTGCTGCAAATGGTGTGGCTACACTTGATACATCAGGTAACTTACCTGTTACTCAGTTACCTGAAACATTTTCAACAGTGTCTATTCCATTCTTCTCAGTGCACGAAGATAGTGCTGCTGCCATATCAAATAAGACTTACTTCTTCACAAGGTTTTGGAAGCAGACAATAAGAATTGATGGCCTTGCCTTTAAGACTAATGGTGGAACCTGTACTATTCAGCTATCCGTTGATGGTTCTTTAGTTGGAACAACTCACTCTGTTACAGCAACTTTGAGTTCTATAAGTCTTCCAACAGTTATTGAAATTAATGCAACAGTCGCATCTCGAAGACTGGAGATTGTTACAACAAACAACTCATCTGGTCAAAGCTTAGAGGTTGTGGTTGCTGCTGCAACTGTAAACGTATAGGGGGTTCAAATGGATCAAGATACTTTATTCGATCTTTTTAACACAATCACTAAGAAATTATCGAAAGAAGATAATACAAAGAAATTTCAAAGAGAGTACACTACCAGATCAGGAACAAAGCGATCAGACAACTCTGGCTTTTCTAATGCACTAGATGACTACGGCATATTATCAAACCTCCAAAGGTTTATTGGCAATCTGCAAGGCAAGAAACATAGCGATGGAGTTCATGGTTTAGCTCCTGGTATTTCTCACCCTGGCGTTACACCTAATGCAGACATGATTGGTGTTGACTTAATTAAAAAGCGAAGAATGAAAACCAATCAGGAAATTAAAGATGCCGAAGAACAGTTTAAAAAGAAACGTATTGACGAGCTATATACAAGGTTAAACAAAACTTCAACTAAAGTTCCTAGCAAATTTGATATTGAACACACGACAGCTATGGAAGGTGAAGATACAACTTTGGGTTACTTAGCCAAGGGCGAAAAGATTATGCCTGTTGCTGTTCAAAAACAATATCCTGAACTAGCTATAGCTGTTGAACAAGCTATAGGTTCTATGGGTAAAAACCCTCAAGAGTTTGTGGTTGGAAGTGACAAGGTTAAGAAGAACGATAAGACTGGTGTGGAACAGTTCGCTTGGTACGACGTTGATATTGACTTAGATACTATAGGAGATTACGCAAAGACTGGTATTGATTATGTTTCCAATAACCCTTACGCCAAGTCTATAGCGACTGGTGCAATAAGTGCTGGTGCTGCCAAACTTGGTGGAGCATCTAACCAGACATCACTAGCAACTGGTATAGGTGCTGGTGTTGGTAGTTATGGTGGTCAATACCTAGACCAATCAATGCAAAAAGGTGGTAGCTTTACGAATTTACCACAAGGTGGGACATTTGATGGTGGATCATACACGGACATCAACTCAACAGGAGTTTTAGATAGTTTACGAAATCTAAAAGGAACAGTAGGTACTGGTGAAATGTATGGTGCTGGCCTTGGTGGTGCTGGTGGTGCATTGATAGGGTACAAGCCAGCCGATATGCCTGACATGCCAGCTCCGAATGTAGATACAAGTCAAATGAGCTTATCAAATATACCTATGTCTAATGCACCTAATGTTGATTTTTTAGCTAGTAACGACAACCCCAATTATCTGGCAAGACCTTCTGCTGA